CGTTAAGCACTTCTATACCGTCAGTCATTTCTTGACCAGTAATAGAATCGTCAGAAGGCTTTACACCTAATATGCGAAGCGCACCATTAACAATATCTGCACCACTAGCCATTTATCAACACCTCTATTTCTTTAACCTTGTCGGGTTTATTCGGTTTCTTAAGCTTTTCATTAAAATGCTCAAGGGCATAAGTGTCTAACTCTTTAGCTGTCATTTCGCCAAGATTTAACGCGCCGTTTGCCATATCCTTAATGCCCTCGATGGTTTCACCTAAGTGCTGAACGCCTATGTCATTTTCTGGGTCGATATTAAAATCAGTTGTTTTAATGAATTTAGCAGGCGAATCGTTCCACCCTTCATTATAAAATGATTCAACATCATCCGAGTTAATAATTTGAGGCTCTTCTGTCTTATGGTAAATCCATTGCTGGGTCATATTTATTCCTTAAAAGTGCCCCGAAGGGCATAAGTTATTTACGGATTGAACCGCTATCAGTTTGTGATGGCTTCCACCAAAATATCTTGTACACCTCTGAGGCTGGATCAACTGCACCCGCCGTCGAGTTACCAAAAGTTAAGGCCAATGTGTCTGATGCGCTGACTCTGGCGTTACCAATAACTATTCCAGCATCTAAATCAGATTTATTTACCATTACAAACATATCAGAGTCTAAACCTTCAACGGTGAAGGTTTGCTCTGCTGATGTGTTTGCTGCAACGCTGGCAACATCAAGCGTAATATCTGCAACGCCGTAGCTATTGCCGTTTCTATCTACATTTCCACTCATATTATTCTCCTTAGAAAAGGAGGCCGAAGCCCCCTATAACCTAACCTGTTGTACGAACCGCAAACCCACGATTCTGCACGACTACACCATACAAAATATCAAAGCGGAAGATTGTTTTATCTGCTGTAATGTCGTATTGACGCACTGCTCGGATAGAAACGCCCTTGTATGATTCACGCGCTGAGGTTGCACCATCAGAAGGTAAATCCAAAGGAGCCATTGCCAAGGTAATTGCGTTTGGATGCCAACCAAGATGTTGACGATAACTTACGCCTGCTGTACCCGTGAGGATAGAGACTACCGCGTTATCTGCTGGAGCCGCTGTTACTGTTTGGTAGGGGCCAGTAATGATGATAGGCGGCGCGATTGTTACAGGAATATTATCTGTAGCACCTGTTGAAGCAATCGAATCGACCGTTACAACAAACTGAGCTAGCTCACCTGTATCAGTACGAGTACGGCGATTAACAGAGTTAACGCCTACTAAAGTGATAATGTCACCCGCTTTAAACGCTGCTGCGCCTGATGTAGTGGTGATTCCATCAAGGTTTAATGATTGAGTATCAGTATCTTTAGCTGTTGCATAAGTTACTTCAATCGTGCCTGCATCATCAACTAAGATAGTACCGGCTGCCGCACCAACAGTATGAGAAGACAAAGATTGATTCTCAAACATATCGAATTTAGCATAACGACCAATAGAAGCCTCGCGTAATGCGCGCGTTGCAATTTCTTGAGGGAATACACCCTTAAGACCGTTAGCCAATGAAACAGAAGCATCTGGATCATAAAATGCTGACCAATCGCCTGACATTGGAACGCCTAATTTAGACAGTTTAGCGCCTGCATTAGCTACATCTAGGAAAGTTGAGGGAGTTGTGCCCGGTGTGCCAACAAAGTTATAAATGTCGGTATATTTACTGGCGATAAATGACTCAACATCTTGTGCTAATTCTTCCATTGCTGGACGAATATAACGCTCGTTTGCTTGGTCAATTTCTAAAGTCATATCTTGAGAAGTGATCTCAAAGTTAACTTTCTTACGCTCAGTAAGCTGAACAGTAATGTTTGCTTCTTCTATATCTTGAGCTGAGCTTATTGCTGCACCGCTAGTAGTTGTGAACATTACAGGACGGCGGACAGAAATGGTATCACCCACTTTACGGAATTGACTGTCTAATTGACGATCAACTTTATTTGCCATTTGTAGAGCGTTTAAAAACTCTTTAACGGCATGCTTAGTTACTAAACTTGTGTTCTTAAAGGCATTAGCCATAGTATCTCCTACGGCCAGATATTAACTATTCCATATTTCTTCCATGCTCATATCTTCGGCTTTCTTAGATAATGAGCTTCCGGATTCAATAGGCTCAATCGGATCTGGCGCTGCACTTGTTTTATTTGTGGTTACAGTGGCAGATAATTGTGCGGAGATTTGACCAAGCTTCATAGCCGCCACCATTGGTGAGGCGGTTGCAATTTCATCAGCTACATCTAAATGCTTTCCAAGGTAATAAGCCAATTCTGGCCCCTTATCGGATTGCATGACAGCGTTTAGCGTTTCGTTTGGTAATTGCGGTATATTCGCCACTACCTGTTGATAGTCAGTTGCTTTCTGCTCAAACTCAGCAACTTTAGTATTAAAGTCATCTGATGTCTGTCTAGCTTGTGCTTGTGACTGCGCTTGCTGTTGTTGCTGTTGAATCTCTGATGCTTTCTGGTTAACTTTATGATCAATTAAAGCGCTTGTATAAGCTGCGTCATCATAATCAAAGTCTTCCAGTTTTGGCTCGCCGGTTGTTGGTTGCGTAGGAGTTTGGACGTTTTTAAGCGTTTCTATTTCCTTAGCAAGATCATCAGCTCGACGTTTCTCTGCGTACTTTTCTGCCGTTATTTTGTTGATTCTAGATTGAGTCTTTTCGCTTATGTCTTCAGGACTAACGAAATCGCCTTTCTCTTTGTCAACTGTTGCGGGTGCTGTTTCCGCTTGCCCTTCCGTTTCTGGTGCTGTGGTTGCTTCCGCTTCCATATCATCCATTGGCGGCATCATTGGGTCTTGTGCAGCTTGCTCTGTCATATTGATTCCTGTTGTTGCTACCGATTGTTGAGGTAATCGTAAACCTTTGTTTAATTATAGTGCTATACAATTATATTATCAATTACTGTTGTGATTGCACGATATCAGCGGTCTGCTCACTATTCGGCTGACCTTCTTGTGTAATGTCTTGAGCGTCACTAACGATATCATTCTGCGTTATTCGGTTGTTGTGCTCTTGCTGTCTTAGTGGTATGCCAATTTCCGTTTGCGTTTTATAAGCTTCCATTAATGTCTTAAGGGCTTTGATAGTTTCGCCTTGAGTCTTAACAAGTGTTTCTTGTGTGCTGGCGTCCTGATTCTCAATATCAGACTTAAGTTTTTCAGTCTGCATAAGAACATTGTCTTTTAATGCGACCTGATTCGGATCTTCTGGAGCCTCAACATTTAACCCCATTTCTTCTATCTCTTCGTCGGTTGGGTCTGCTACGCCGTTATTTATCATCATCTTTCTGGCGCGTTTTGCTAACTCTTCACCGTCTAAAATATTCAGATTCTTAGCCACTAAATCAATGGCTAATTGCTCAAACACAGGGGAGCCGGTCATTAAGTCAATAAGTTGTTGGGAAGATTCTTGACGTAGGGTGTTAAATGCGGGGCCTGTTTCGGTTACAACGTCATACTTACCCATAGATAAATCATTAACAATAACCGTTTCGCCTGTTTGTCGATCAACAACAGGTTGATTGAATTCATTTAAATCTGCCGCATTAACATTAATAACTTCTGACTTTCCATCTAATCCAAGCACTCGAACCATTCTAGGTGTATCGTAAATCTTAGGAATAAGGTCTACTAATTGATCGCCTCCGTACTGGATAGACTTTGATAGGTTATCTTGGAATAGAAATGAGCCTCTATCGCCCATAGCCTGCTGTGCTTGTATTGCCTTACCTGACTTTAACTCAGGAGAATTACCCATTGATGCAGGCTCTAAGCCTGTTGTGGCATGAATATCAAGCGCTGCTTGTTGTGTTTGCTGTATTAAAGCAGACTGCATCTGTGGTGCGCCGCCGCGCTGTGGTGGGCCGGGCGCTAACGGGTCTGAATTGTATGTTAAGAATGGTTGATTTTTGACATTAAAGTTATTTCTTTCCGCTTCATGCCCCGCTCTCATTTTAGGCGTTTCCCATAATGGATCTTTAGGGGTTAACGCTACCGCTTCAATGTTGGCTGATATTGAATAGTTGTAAATTCTTTGGGGGTCTTTAGCAAATCTAACTAAACCACGTACATAAGTCTTATCTTCAATTACTGAGACTTTGCCGTATACAGGGATAAGCGGTATAAATTTACCCGCCCATTCTTTGGGGCCTTCTAATATTTCAGCCCCGTTAATCACGTACATAATTACCTTGTGAGATTTAACTTTACGCTGCTTAACAATCACAATGCCTTGTTCCGCAAGCTCATCGAGGACTTTCTTTTCATCTTCTACGTCAATAACTTTACCGTTTGACATTAAAGCAACCGTTCTCATTACAGGCTCTTTTACCCAGTATTCGGCGACACGAACCACATCATCCTTAAACCAGTTTTGACAGTTGGTAGTGTGATATTTTTCCTGAGAGAAATCAGTTTCCGATGCATTAGGGTAGCGAGTACGAAATTCTTCTTGCTGCATATCAGAGGTTAGAAATGCATACTTAGCGTCACGCTTGTCATATTCTTTTGCTGATGAAGCAAACCACAAAGAGGTAGCGGCTGAATTGATTGGCCTAATCTTTATATCTTGCTCAAATGAGTCATCATCGTTGAATTCGGTTATTATTCTCCAGCCACCATAACCGCCTGTAACTTGCTCGTCATAAGCGCAGTCATAAGAGTTTTCTGCTTTAGATTGAGTCTCAATGTTTCTGATTATCCCGCTAAATATGTCAGCGGTCTTTTCGTCTGCGCCACCTGAAACGGGTCTGGTTTTAATTTGCGTACGGTTTTGGCGTTGATCTCCAACTAATTGATCAATAGCACCAGCAATTCGATTAATTGTATAGCGTGGACGGCCTGCGCGTTTGGATATTGCGTCCTCATCCCATTGGCCAGACTCAACATTAACGAATTTCATATCCTCAACAGCTAGATTGCGTTGATCGCGTTCTGATTTCTCGATACCAGCAAAGCGTTCTAATGCTGTTTTTAGAATGTCTTCTTTGTCCATGCCAAGCCCAATTTTTTATATTAGTGTGTATTGTAGTTCTTATTCAGGATATAAACAAATTCTAAAATTCTGAAATAATGTTAAGGGGTACAGCCTTTGTGGTATTAACTGGCTCTGTGAAGGTTAATGCCCCTGCATCACCGAAATCAGGGCTGAATCCATACTTAGACTTAATCTTGTCCTTCTTCCATAAAACCTTTCTATCGTTGCTGTCTCGGTCATAAGGGGAGGCGGTTAAATCAGCTTGTATCTCATCATCATCAGGGATATCAGCGGGTAGATTCTCATCAACCAACCATAGGGCCATATCTCCCCACATTTCATTTCTTTTGTTTGTGTATCTTTCAGGATTTAAAGGAGTAGACCCGAAGTGTACTGACTTTACCTTAGCTTCATATCCTAATTCATGGAGCCTATCAACTAAATCAGCGCCGGCCCCGTAATCAACAAACATCATATCCGGTTTCTTGCCGGCTATTGGGTCAACGGTATCAAGTATCTTTTTGCATATTGCAACGTTCTTTCCTAATGAGTCGCATTGTTCACCGATGTAAGCTTCCATCCCGTACATCTTGCGGCCTTGTCTTCTTACGATTGCGAACCTGTCCCCGCCTCTAGATGGATCAACACCAACAATAAGCGGCCCATTACCGTTTTCTTCAGCCTTTCTTGCTTTCATGCATTGATCTGCTGAGATAAGCCCATCACCTCCTGAGAATTGGAATGCCTCGGCTGCATTCATTGG